CGTTTTACCCATAAACCAGTTGTATATAGTTTGGCGTGTTACATGAAACTTCTTAGCCACATCCGTAGCAGATATATCGTTGTTTACGCACAACCTACCCAACTTGACCCCAAGTAGCCTACCATCAGCTTCCTTAATTATTTTAGCGGTATGTAAACCGTAGCCGTGGCTCATTTAGTCCTCCTTACCCCACGCGTCGATTACATCATCGAGCTTCGCCTTTTCTGTACTCACGGGGGCTTTCTTTCCCGTTCGTTTGGTGGGGGCTGGTGCAGAGTCTGCGGCTTCAATCTCGTCATCCGGTTCTTCAGCAGCGACTACCTTGGGCTTGGCAGCTTCCAACTGCTTCGGCTGTTTTGTAACCTTGTCCGTCTGGGCGACTGTAAGCACGGTGTACGCCTTCGTCTCTGGGCGCTTCTGAGCTTCCCTGACCATCAGATATTCCTCATCCGTGGTGTTACGCAGTGGAGTAAATACCAGCTGCATCGTATCCGCGTTTAAGTCAAAACTGACGTTGGTAACCACGTTGTCTACTGACTCCCCGTTGGCTGCAAGGAATTTAACGTAGCTTTCAAACGGATGCACGTTGCCATCACCCTTACCGAATAACGACTTGGCAGGTACATTGAACTGGTACACATCACCTGACGTATCACCTTCCACCAGTACAGCTATCCTACGCTGGTAACGACAAGCCCTACCGCCGTTGTCGCCGGAGCCTTTAATATTTTGTGGGCACTCGACGCAGCTTTCGCTCTGTTTGTTAGACGCAGCGGGTTCCGGTCTGTCGCCTTGGTTCGACCAGCAATCAGGCAATGTGGCTTCCTTCGTCGGGTCGTAGTTCTCTGCGTAAAACGTGCGGGACACCTTCGGCAGTGCGTTAATTATAATCAGGTTAATCTCGCCCCGTATGGCGTTACCTATCTGTTCCCCGTTTACCAGACGTTTAAACGTGCCGTTGATGTTGGCCTGTATACGACGGGTGACGTTGCTAGATACAAGTGACTTGGCGAAATCACTCTGCTCACGCTGGGACACCGCTGGGGTGGTTTGCTGCTTAAATATCGTAATGTTACTCATTGTGTGCGTCTCCTATTTGGCGCTTGGTTTACGAACTTGTATTACATACTTGCGGTCGGACTGAAGACCTACCGGCAACACGTCCGGGTTTTCTTCCAGAAATTCTTTCATATTCCCATTGTGAATACGTTTCTCCAGTAAGAACGGCGCGGCATGTTCCTCGATAAAGGCGTACATGGACTCCCAATCGTTTGTCCAGTACCGTGACTGCACCCTGCGGGAAATCGTACCTGCTGCGGTGCGTATACTGTCTGCGTTCTGCTCGTTGCATATGTCCAAAAGACGGGTGCTGACTGTCTCCAGCTGGTCTTTCAATTCTTTCATTTCCGCTTCGTGCTGTTCTTCTTTGTCTCGCACTACATCGCGTATCTTGATGTATATAGCAGCGAGTGCCTCTACGTTGGGTGCAGTTTCCTCTTTGCTGTTTAAATCCAGTTCCAGTTGTTCCATAGTTTGCTCCTTGGTTGTGGGGATGTTGATGTTACTACTTAAATTTACTCTGTCAAGTATTTTCTAAAATCTCCTGTCGATACAAATCAATTATTTTTGTGTGGTTCATTATGTTATTTTGCAACATGTTGTATAACCGCGTCTCTACTTCGCTACCCCGTATATGTATGATACACATAGCGTTCTTCTGACCGGGACGATTGATACGTGCGTTGGCTTGTAGATAAGTTTCCACACTGGTCACCGGGGCGTACCAGATAATTGTATTAGCCGCAGTAAGGGTAAGTCCGTGCGACGCTGCTTGTGGTTGTATTATAAGTACCTGTGGGTCGGCTTGTTCTTGAAACCTTTTTACAATATCGCTGCGTCTATTAACGGGTACTTTACCGTTTATCACATCACAGGTTATGTTATTCTTATCTAGATATGCCTTCAGCAAATCTATAGTGTGCGTGAATGGCACGAAGACCAGCACTTTATGCGACGCCTCTTCAATTACCTCCAGCACTACACTCAACCTGTTACTTACATCCAAATCTACAACCTCACCTGTGTCCGTATATACTGAACCGCCTGACACCTGTAGCAACTTGTTGATACGCACCGCCGCATTAACCGCAGAAATATCCTCCCCCGCCGCTTCCACGTACATGTCCTGTTTCAGTTTTTTGTATATCGCCTTCTGCTGTGCAGTCAACGGCGCTTCACGTTCTATAAAAGTAACTTCAGGTAAATCAAGACACTGTTTCCGCTCGAAGCGAATAGCTGGTTGTAACAACTCATGCACGTACTGCTGTGACTTTGGTTTGGCTATCCACCTAAACTGAGATACCTTGTACATAACTATATCTCTGTAAGACCCATAGTACTTCGGGGTGTTTTTCGGGTTAATCAGTTTAGCCAGTCCGTAAGCATCGAGAGGAGACTGCGCTGCCGGGGTACCGGTGAGCATCCACAACCATGCTGATTTTACCGCTATATCCCGCAGTACTTTCCATCTACGTGTACTTACGTTCTTGTAGGCAGAGGCTTCGTCTACCACAATTAAATCAAACCCGCCGTTAAGTATTGCTTCCTTGACCACTGCCACTCCGTCGAAGTTAATAACCACAAACTCCGCATTAGAGGATACTACGTTGGCTCTGGCTCTGGCTGCTCCATGCGCAATGCCTACACTACGGTGCATAGCAAACTTGAACAAATCCTGTTGCCATGCGGCTTTCATAATAGACAGCGGGCATATCACCAGTACACGCTTTACTTTCCCTATCTTCATCAAATAGTCAGCCGCCCATATGACGCTGGCGGTCTTACCCGTGCCTTGCTCGTTAAAACAAAATGCTTTCTTGTTCATAGTCAAGAACGCAGCCGTTTCTTTCTGATGAGCAAAAGGCTTTAACTTCCCTGTCCACTGGTAATCCCGTTTAATAGTAGCGGGTACGTTTTTAACCCTTAACTCCGAAAGCACTTGTGTTTCTTCCAACCCCCAGTTGACGGCAACACGGTACACATCGTCTTCTTGACTTATGACTTTGCTCTTGGGTATTAACTTTGTTATTTTGTCTGGCTGACGGGTACGTAGCATCAGAACTTTGTTATCTATTATTTCCATTTATTTTACTGCACCGGTTGTAAGTTTAATTTCTCGTTAATTAGTAGTTCGTTTGGATTATTCGGGTTTCTATTTTTCCAAGACTCGTTTGCCCACTGTGGTTTTCTGTATCAATGTGACTCGTTAGAAACTTCTGGTTTTCTTGCTCAATGTGACTCGCTACGGTTTTATGGTTTTCTCATCGCTATTGACTCGTTCTATTGACATGGTTTTCTCCACAAGTGTAACTCGTTTTTTTATTTTGGTTTTCTCAGTCCCAATGACTCGTTATAAATTTCTGGTTTTCTTCATGATAATGACTCGTTTAGTTCGCTTGGTTTTCTTGACCTCTATGACTCGTTAGCTTTAATTGGTTTTCTTTCATCCCGTGACTCGCGTCGTCCGTGGTTTTCTCTCTCTCTCTCTCTCTCTCTCTCTCTCTCTCTCTCTCTCTCTCTCCGTGACTCGTTCAATCTCACTGGTTTTCTCTTTAGTAATGACTCGTTCGTCGTCTGTGGTTTTCTCTCTCCCCTTGACTCGTTCATAGTCTGTGGTTTTCTCTCTCTCTCTCCTTGACTCGTTCAGAATTTATGGTTTTCTAATCAGATTTGACTCGTTACATCATTTTGGTTTTCTCCCTTTCCCTGACTCGTTTGGGGTTTTTGGTTTTCTCCCTGCATTTGACTCGTTACACAGTATGCACGATGCCCAACTTCGCTTCGTGATACGGTTTATGTACTTCCAAACCTTCTATAGTCCTCCACGCAACATACAAGTCTACCAAGAACAACTTGACCATATAACGTATAGCCATGTTGTGTCTGTGTTTCTTAGTCTTTTCCGCATGGGCGGGGGAATTATCAAGTCGGTTTTTGTAGTCGTAGTAAATTTTAGAATACTTGTTTTCCCCGGCGCGTAGAAAACTACTACACAAAACCCCTACTAATTTAGTCTTGAGCCACGGATTAAACGATATACCCATTTTAGTTTGTGTCTCGCCGTCGCTATCGGTGTAAGTAGACTCCACCAGATGTTCTTTTTTGCGGCTACGTCCCTTACCGTCCTGCCCGACATCCAACCCCGCATATGCCCATATAGAAGACGGGTACTTGGCTTTATGAATATCAATCTCGCTGATAATCACTCCGGCCATAGCAGGGCCTATACCCTTTACGTTTTCCAGAAACTCGGTGTACACAGGGTATTCTTGCAACAGGTTTTTCAGGCGCTTCTTGAAGTGTTCTTCTTCGTGGTTATAAATATCTTCGTACTGTGCTATCAAACACAACTCTGTGTAGTCAGATATAATTTCATCACCGACAAATTTACTTTGCTTCGGAAAATCCTTCACCCCATCCGTAATTTTTTTGTACTGCATACGGATGTTGTTAAGTATCATTTTCCCTTCTGCGTTCAGGGTGTCTTCATCTTCCCCCGGAGCCTGCCCCAGTTTGGTTTTGAAGTTTGCAACAATCCGGTTACCCGTTTGTATACGCAGCTTCTGGATGTCGTAAGCCCCTCGTACTATTGCTCTCAAATTAGTGTTGTTCATTGCTTGTCTCCCTTGGTTGTGTTATTTAACCGCCCCTTTAGCGGTACGTTTGAAACCCCTGTTTGCCTTCTTGCTCTTGACGCTCAGGTTACTATCATCATTAGAACCGCCTTTAGAAAGTGGCTTAACGTGGTCTACG